ACGTCTAAAGCGGCCTCCGACGGTTTTGCCAAGTTCCGTAACGCCGCCGGGCAGGTAGGCTTCCAGGTGCAGGACATGGTAGTCCAGTTGCAATCCGGTACGTCGGCATTCGTGGCAATAGGCCAACAAGGTTCGCAGCTTGCGGGTGCTTTCGGCCCCGGTGGTGCAGTGCTTGGGGCTGTAATTGCTCTTGCGTCAGCAATTGGCGGTGTCCTGTATAAATCGCTAACCGAAGCAGAAGGCAGTTCAAAAGACCTCGAAGCTGCGCAGAAGCAGTTAAAAGATACTTTCCAGCAAACGGCATCCGGTTCTCTTGAACTGACAGATGGCCTTATCCAGCTTACCCAAATCAGCAGAGAAGCGGCGGAGACTCAGCTTGCTCTGGCTAAGGCCAACGCGGACCTTATCGCACAGCAAACAGCTAAAGCCGTTCGCGAGGACGCAGAATCGTGGGAAACGTGGAAAGCATCCACAGCATCGGCGATTAGCCAGTACGACGCACTGGTATCTAAGGGTGCGGATGTAGGCGACACGTTAGAAAAACTCGGCGGCACTTACGAGGGTAATATCGTAGGCGTCAACATGCTGGCGCAGAACATTGCAGAGCTTAGCAGTAAGTTCGGGGTTAACCGTGACCAGGCGCTGGAGATGATAGCGGCGCAGAGCGCGTTTAACAAAGAGCCAACCGCCGAGAATGCCCGCCGCATCGCCGATGTGTTTACCGACTGGCTCGGTAACACAAAACAGTTGAACCCGGAACTTATCCGCCTGACTGACAATGCCAATAAGAACGCCACGGCACTGGAGAACGCAGAGAAGTCAGCAAACGCGGCGGCAGAGGCCCAAAAGAATCTGGGTCGTAACGTCAACTCAACCACGCAGAGATTCCAGGAGCAGAACGAAGCTATCGTCAAGAATCAGCAAATTGCCATCTTAAGCGACCGCGAACGCATCCGGGCGCAAGCTGAACTGGACAAGCAGGCATTCGCTAAACGTGAAGCTGTCACCAAAGAACAGATCGCCGCGTATAACGCCGCCCGCGACACAGAAGCACAGCAAGACATCGCTCGCATCGACGCGACCGAAAAAGCTAAGGCTGACCGCGAGGCTAAATCGAACGAGAAACGTCTGGCGGCGCAGGCCAAACGTGAAGAAACAGCGGCACAACGCCAGAAGAAAGCCGCGGAAGATTTTCTCGCTACGGTTGACCGTACAACCGGAGACGAAATTTCTCGGATCACGGCGGCAGAAGAACAGAAACTGGCGAAACTGGAGGAGTTCAACCGCGCCGGAACGATAAGCCAGCAGCAGTATGAAAACGCCAAAACTCAAATTATGCTCACAGCCGAGCAGGCCAGACAGGAAGAACTGGATAAGAAAAGAAAAGAGCAGCAGGAAAAGCAGCAGAAAGGCGACGACTTCATGGCTCAGATTATGGGCCAGAACGCTACTGAGCTTGAGCTTCTCGACATCCAGGAACAGCAGAAACTGGCGGTAGCGGATAAGTACCGTGAGCAGGGGCTTATTAATGAGAAACAGTACCAGGCCGCGCTTAACGCCATCAACGAGCAGTATGCTACGAAGCGCGCCGACGCAACGGCAACCGCCTTTGGTAACATGGCTTCAAACATCGGTTCGGCTTTGGGTGAGGCTTCTGGCGCGTATAAGGCATTCGCTATCGTACAGGCCACGATAGCCACGTACACCGCGGCTATTGAGGCATACAAGTCCACGGCGGCTATCCCTGTAGTTGGCCCGTTCCTGGCCCCTGTAGCCGCTGCCGCTGCCGTTGGGGCGGGTATGGCGCAGGTTTCCGCTATCAGGTCTGCACGTGAACAGGGTGGTCAGTTATCCGCGGGGCAGGCTTCCACCATCGCTGAACGCGGTAAACCCGAAGTTATCATGCCCGCTGGCGCATCGCGCGTGCGCACAGCACAGCAAATGAAAGAGATTATGGGGCAAAACGGGTCTTCTTCCGGACCGTCTAATGTTACCATCGTAAATAACACATCGAGTCAGATTGGAAACGTATCCACTGAACAAGATGATGAGGGCCGTTTGCGTATCATCATCGAGGAGCAAGTTGCCGCGTCTTTGCAGAACAGCAACAGTAAGATTAGCAAGGCCCGCAAGGCCACAAGAAACGCGCCGGGGTTCAAGTAATGAGCGACTTATATTTCCCACGTAGCCTCCGCCCTATAGTGTCGAAAGGCTACTCAATGACCAGACGCAACAACGTCTGGAGTGTCGATTTAGCCGGTGGCGGAGTGCGCCAGGGCCGTGACACGTATTACGATATGTTCCCGATAAGCGTAACCCTGATTACATCGGCGCTAGGGCGGCAGGCGTTTCTGTCGTTCCTCGAAAAAGTAGACGGCGGCGCGTCAAGTTTCTGGATGGCGCACGACTTCGGCATGGGTATCGAGGACTACCAGGTAACCATTACGTCAACCATCGCGGAATCCACCGACGACGGCATTAACTGGACGATTACTTTCACGGCAACCGCCGAGAAATCGCCGTTCCAGGACCTCGAGAACCAGTGCCTGATTAACAATCTGCCAGATCTGTACGGTTGCTATGGCGACCACCTGGGCAGCTTCATGAAAATATATGCGAACTACGAGACGACGTTCCCACGCATCTGGAGCAATGAAGGCCCCGCCGGATATCCGCCGATTAACATGCTGTCATCTACGCTTGATAGCCGCATTGTGTATGACGGGCCGCAGGTTTACTACATCAACCGAAATGGCAATCTTGTGCAGTCCGCTGCTAATGAATGGCCTCTAACATTTATTGATGGTGTTGCCGTTGGGCGTGTGCCGCCAGAAGATGCCTCGCGCAATTTGTACATAAATTCGGAAACATGGGATGGCTTTGGGGGCAGAACATTAGTACAGAATAATGCTGAGGTATCGCCTCGTGGCGATATAACTATGGCAAAAGTCGCCGCGTCAACTCCAAATGTAGGGCATTTCACCGACGACAGGGTAGTAGGGTTGCAGCAAGGTGAGTTATATTCATATTCAATCTTTGTAAAAGCAGCTAGCGACCCACTAAACCTTGTCCTAACGGTGGCAATAGGAGTAGGAGCAAATACAATATTCAACCCTGTTACTGGCACATTTGTCGCGAACGCAGGGGGTGATTTTGTATCAAAAAATGTCGTTAGGGTTTCTGAGGATATATATAGGGTAGCAATGGTCTTTCGGGCGCGCACCACAACTGGGAACTCTATTATCCGTGTGCAGCTTGCATCTGGTGTGAACCTAACATTCATGGGTACAGGGGAGAATGGCATTTATGTATGGGGTGCGCAGTTAGAGAAATCGGCAAATACCACAAGTTACATACAAACATCGGATATCGCGGAAGATAGAACACCGGCATCGGCAAAAGTAGTAATGCGCGGCGCAACGAGCATCGATATTACCTATTCCGACGACTCTGTGGTAAACGTTCCGGCGGTTGACGGCTACGCCACCATCCCGCAGGCCGATTCTGCGTGGGGGAGTAAATACATCACTCGCATTGATTTTAACGTGGACGGTTAACTTATGAGCCAGGAATCAGTAGAAGCAGCCTATCGCCGTAAGCTGGCCTCAAATCCCGACGGCGAGATGGACTACATCACGTTGCAAATCAGCCACCCGCTGCTGTCGAAGACGTACTATCTTGTGCGCAGGCTACAGGAACTCACGGCAACACTGGAGACGGGCGAAACTATCACGTTCGAACCAACCCCGATGGAAGCGTCGGGGGCAGCTAACAACAGCGATATGGACCAGACGACGACGTTTACTTTACCGGATATTCTCAATCAACTTGATGATGAGATGGATAAAATCCCAATGAGCAATACGGAGTTGCCGAAGTTCGTCTTCCGCCGTTATGTCAGCACCGACCTGTCTTACCCGGCCGACGGCCCTGTCGTGTATGAGTTGCAGGCTATCAGCCAGGAGAAAGGCGAGTTCTCCGCGGATGTCGGTACACCTATGCTGAACCAACGAAGCACTGGTATACTGATGACACCTAAAGAGATACCGTTATTACGCGGCCTGTTGACCACATGAATATTAACGACTACACGGGCATACCTTACGACTTTCGAAAACGTAATTGCTGGCATCACGTGCGCATTGTCCGCGCGGATGCCGGGTTAGAAACCCCGGCGTTCGACGTTACAAGCCCAACGGCAATTAACGAAGCGTTTGACGAAGGCCACCGTGACACGAAGGGGCTTACAAAAATCGATAAGCCTGAAAACTTCTGTGCGGTGCTTATGGGGTATCGCCGTGGTGGTCGTATCGTGTGGCACGCAGGAGTTTACTTCGACGGGATGGTGAGTCATTGTGAACTTGCGTCACGTCAGGTACGGCTCGACAGGCTGGCGGACCTCAGAGACACGTACACGGAGATTGAATTTTGGCGATAATCCTGCACTACACGCGAAACGATGATGGCGCTTTCGACCGTACAAAACACGTCGGGATGCCGATGGAGTTTGTCGTTAACCATATTCCTGACGGCGTGCCGGTGCGCGTCTACCTGGGTGAGATTGGCGATGATACTGATGTCACCGACGACTTCGACGCTCTCAAAGACGAAGACGCCGTGTACCACATTATTGAGGGCGCGGGTAGCGGGGCGCTCGGTGCGGTTAGTAAGGTATTCGGCTTTATCCTTAAGCCAATCGCTAAGTTGTTTGGTCTGAACATGTCCGCAAACGCCAACTATACGGCGACTAACAACCAGACAACATCGCCAAATAACAGCCTCACAGACCGCTCCAACAAGCCGCGGCCCTACGAGCGCTCCTATGACATCTGCGGGACTGTACAGACAATCCCTAATGACCTGATGCAGACGTACAAGGCGTTCAATTCCACTGGTGCTTTGCTGGAGTATTCGTATTATGACGCAGGGCGCGGGCATCTGCATATTGAGGCAGATGGCGTCACAGAAGGTGACACCCTGATAAGCGACATCACTGGTTCCTCTGTTGCCGTGTACGCGCCGTATACGTCGCCTAACAACACCACATCGCCGCAACTACAAATCGGCGACGTCATTGACCAGAAGCTATATGTGACGTACTCCAATGACGACGTTGACGGTATTGTGCTCAAAGCGCCAAACGACATTGGGGCTAACCCAAGCTCCGGCGGCACAGCAAAACGTATTTCAAACACCGGCTACCTCTATGACCCGTCGGGTGACTCTGCCTTTTCCGAGTTTCTTAGTGTTGGTGATGTCGCAGTGTTGAGCAATTTCGACGTTAAGGACGTCACTAACCTGAACGGCTCGTTTGAAGTTTTATACGTCGACGACTTTGAGGTTCGGTTGTACGTCGGGGATATAGGTAACTGGGGCAACCTTAATAACGGAGAGACTTACGCACTTACAGAGCGTTCTGACACGTTTATTGGCCCTAGCAACACATATGACGTATCTCTTACGGACTGGTATTACATGGTTCGCGGAGAGGTCGACAGGGTGCTCGCGAACGTCGCAGGGCAGAATGGCCTCTACAAATACGACGGCGGCTATAACCGCACCGGCGTAACCGTAGAACTCCAGTACCAGATGATTGACTCTCAGCGCAACCCGTTGAGCGATATTTACACGGTACAGGCTACAATTACAGGTAATAGCACGGATTACGTTGGTACGTCCATTTATGGGCAGTTGCCTACTGCATCACGTTTCCGCGCCCGCATGCGCCGTATAACGAATTTCGACAAGGATTACGACGGGACCGTAAGCGATGAGATAACGTTCATCAACCTGTACGGGCAGTCTCTTGACACAACACCGCATTACGGCAACCGAACTACTGTACATTGCGCCCGTAAACAGACACCGCGTGCTGCCAGTATTGACAACCCGGAACTGCGCATGATTGCAACCGAGATGTGCTACAAATACTTAGGCAATGGGGTATTCGATACAGTAATGTCGCCAAATACCCAGGCTGTGCAGTCACTAATTCGACTGGCGCGCGACCCTGCGGTGGGTAATCTGGAACTGACAACAGCAAACATGGACAAGTTACTCGCTGTGCAGGAAGAAATTGAGTCGTATTTCGGAAGTGAATTAGCGGGGCAGTTCTGCTATACGTTCGACGACTACGACACAACCATGCAGGATATCGTTCAAACCATAGCGGAAGCCGTGTTCTGTACTGCGTACCGCAAAGGTGCGGATATTATGCTGCGATTCGACCGTCCGGTTACTGGGCCGGAGATGGTGTTCACCCACCGCAGTAAAACTACCGGTACGGAGAAATGGACCCGCACGTTCAACGATTCGACAACCTACGATAGCCTGTCGTTCTCGTACATCGACCCGGATACAAACGTGCAGGAGACGATTTACATCCCGGAAGAACTCGGGGCAAACACCGAGGAATACGAATCGAAGGGCGTGCGAAACTATCAGCAGGCGTATTGGCTGGCGTGGCGTCGCTACCAACGCAATGCGTTAAGTAAAGTTGTTGTGGAGTTCGAAGCTACGGAAGAGGGGGCACTCGCTACCCCGGGTGGCGTAATCAGCGTGGTTAAAGGTTCACGTATCGCACCACAGGACGGCTATGTTGTTGCCGTTAATGGGCTTACGCTGACACTGTCTCAGCCCGTTACGTTTACTCCGGGCGATGACCACTCCATCATCCTCAAGAAGCGCGATGGCTCCGTGCAGAGTATTTCTGTTATCAAAGGAAGCCACGACCGCGAGGTGGTTATGCTCTCCGCGCCGGAGGAGGCAATCTACACAGGGAATAGCGCACTAAAAACTGAGTTTTCATTCGGCAACGAAGCAAGGCATAATGCTCAGAAGATAGTTGTTTCTTCAATCGACCCGGGCGACGACCGCACGGTCAAGATTACTGGCTACAACTATGACGACGGATTCTATAAATACGACGGCGTCGCGCCATACGGCAGCGGTTTCTCCGACGGATTCAGCAATGGCTTTAATTAAAGAGGACTCTATATGTCAAGCGGATGCGGTGACGTTTTAAGCCTGGCGGATTTACAGACCGCCAAGAAACACCAAATTTTCGAGGCCGAGGTTATCACAGGTAAAGCGGGTGGTGTGGCTACGGGTGCGGATATTGATTACGCAACTAATCAGGTTACTGGTCAGACACAGAAGACGTTACCCGCCGTGTTGCGCGACGCTGGCTTTTCCCCCGTGTCGTGGGACTTTTCAACTGGCGGCACACTGACGATAGCCGATCGTGACAAAGTGGTGTATGACCCTGTAAGTAAAACGTGGTATTCGTATGCAGGTACCTTACCTGTTGTTGTTGTCCCGGCTGGGTTTAACCCAGTAGGAAACGCTAACTGGAAGCCACAGACAGACCCGGATTTGAGGAATGAGCTAGCATCTCTATCCGGCGCATCTTTGGTGGGATTCAATTCTGGGTATTCTGATTCGGTTTCACTCACCGTAATGGATAAACTCAAACAGGAGATTAACGTTGATGATTTTGGGGCATATGGTGACGCCTACCTGGTAAACGGAAACCCAAACCCCAGTCGCCACGATGACACAGCGGCGTTTCAGGCGGCTATAGTCGCGGCTTGGCGTGCAGGTGGTGTTAAAGTAGTAGCCACTCCGTGGAAAAGCTATTACATCGCCGGTAAAGTTTATGTGTTGGCTTCAGAATCTCCATCTGACATTGAAGCAAATAATTTCCCTAAGCGTCGGATGCAAGTGATAGATTTTCAGGGCGCTCGTATCGTAGGGCGTGACGACACTTCCGACACAACTAACGTGTTCATTGAGACCGGCTATATAACTTCTACTGGCGCTATCTCTTCGGTTTTTGGAAAAACTGGTGAAGAGTATCTAACTATAGGAACAACAATTCGCAATGCCACACTGATTAATTTCTATCAAGGCTTTCGTTTGCGAGACCATGTATTTGGATGCGAAGTTACAGATATTGTTGGAGTAAACGTCCAGCAGTTGGTTTACACTCAGCGCTGCTTTTACTCTTTATTTCGCAATCTTCAGTGCAATGGTACATATACTACTGGTCTACATCGCTATCACTTTACCGATGAATGTAACATTCAGCCATTAGTATCAGTTCATACGGGCCAGTGTGACGTTGGCATTAAGTTCGAAGGGGCCGTTGAAGCTCTTACGCTGTTCAACTGTGGCATTGAAAGTTTTCGTACTCACGGTGTTTGGATTGCAGGTGCATATAACATCAAGTTTGATTCATGCTACATAGAGTCAAACCAAAGCAATGTGTATGGGGTTATAGCAACGAGCGCAAATAACATTACGCTGGATAACTGCTGGATTTACGGCAGCAGTATGAAAATGTTTGGCGCATTCGATGACAATACCAACGTAAGAATTATGCCTAATAACCGTATTGGAGGCGGGGCGGTTTGGTGGGACCTTAACGAAGGGTCGCCGTACAACCTTTCTGACATTCACTGGCAAACAGATATAAAACCTGGCGGTACGACACTACCCGCTGCATCCGCTAAAGAGGCCAGCACAGTAGACCAGACTATAGTCTTCTACCACCCGGATTTAGGACTTAGTTCAGTTGTAGGGAAAGCCAAGCAGACCAGTAAATACCACCCGCAGCTTGTTAACGGGAAGATGAGCAATGGCAGCTCCGCTGGTCACACAGTCGGTGCGAGTGTATCTACAGAGGTTTCTGGTTCAGAAACCAGAGCAAAATGGACAACACAGATTCAATATTCAGATACCCAATTGCTTTTCCTCGCCCTTAAAATAGACCATAACTTGGGGACATGGTTTTGGCTCGGGCATGTAGCCGGCGGGACCGCGGTGGCGCTTTCTATATCCGATGTATCGAAGCCGCCGGTGGTGAGCAACGAAAATGGCTTCGTTGTGGTAAGAAGTCCTTATTTAGCCACTCCCATCGCCATACACGGTGGGGAAATACGCATACTCTAAAAACTAAGGCCCCAAACGGGGCCTTTTCTCTACTCTTCTGATAACTTCTCAAGTACAAACGCCAGTTGCGCATTAGCGGCATCTCTCTGTTGCCGTAGTCGTAGAACCTCTTCTTCTAGTTCCTTGATACGTTTTTGCAATACCGGAATTGGGGCTATGATGTTCATCTGGTAAATTTCCTCGCAAGATACGTTATTTCTTCTTCACAAAGTTCATCAAGGTCGTTAGATACAAATCCTCTGGTGAATGTTTTGCTGAACTTTAACCCATCTTTATCATTGTCCCCAGCGCACACCCAATCATACGGCAAAAGTGACATTTGCCGCCGTAAATCGGCTGGTATATTTGACCCCAGTGCGCTTACGGCATTGAACCCGCAATTCATCAATGCTACGGCTTTGAATATGCTTTCGGTAACAAATACCACCCCGCTATACGGCAAATACTCAAGCCCCCACAAACACGGCCTTGTTGTTCTGGTAAAGTACCTCGCGTCTTTAGGGTTTTTACAGTTCTTTTCCGCGTGTGGTTTGTAGTGCTGGTATCCGCGAAGCCTACCATCAAACCCCCACAGGTAAAACGTAGCTACTCCAGGGCCTAAGACTACACGTAAACGGTCCGCGTCAAAACCTCGTGACAACAGATGCACCCTAAGTAGTAACTCCTCGCAATCCATCATTTCTTACTCCTTCTCTTCATATAATTAAGTAGTTCATCCTGTACAGACCTTTTCTCGTCTGTACGCGCGGCGACAACTTCATCAAGAGTATCTCGGGCTATTATTTGATAAATGAATACAGACCGTCTGTATCCAGATTGCATCTGCCTTACCGGACCTATACGCTCGATAACCTGCAAATAATGTTCCAGGTTCCACCCCTGACTCATAAAGGCCATGTGGTGTCCGCCGTGTTGTAGCGACAGCCCGTGACCTGCGGAGGCTGGGTGTATCAGGAGCATAGGTATCTCCCCGCGGTTCCACGCTTCCATCTGCTTATTCCCCTTAGCACCTTTGGCAAACGCCTGTGCCTGAGGGAATCGCTTAAGGATGCGCTCCAGTTCGTGCTTGAACTGATAGGCGACCAGCAACGGCGCACCCTGTAACTCCTCGACAATCGACTCCAGCGCGTCTAGTTTCGTGTCGTGCACTTTCTCCCAGTCTTTGGTTGCCTCGCCGTCGGGGCCAGACACATATACGGCACCGGATGCAATCTGCAAACACTTCGACGTCTTCGCCGCCGCGTTAGCCGCTTCAACTTCCCCACTCTCCAGTTCCGCAAATAACTTCTCCTCCATATCGATGTACGCCTGACGCGCCTTCTTCGGCAGGTCTATCTCAACCGGTACAATAATCGGCGCTTCACATCCGAACCACTCGGCGGCGTCAATCGTGAGACTAATGTCCTTCATCTTCTGATGAATTTCAGTATCCGCACCCGGTCGTGCGTGATACTCCCGCGCCATAGCCGACTTACCTTTTTGCACCGAGTTAAACCAGCGGTCGGTAAATGCCGTGTATGAAGAACCGAGGCGCTCGCCGCCATCGATAAACCAGTTCTGGCCCCACAAGTCTTTGAGCCCGTTTGGTGATGGTGTGCCTGTAAGATTAATGAAACGCTTAACTTTACCGAACGCCACTTTACTAAGCGCCTTCGCCCGCTTGCTTCCCCCCGAACGGCTGCGGAATGATTTTAGCTTCGTACTCTCGTCAGCAACGATAACCGTAAAAGGCCAGTCGTCTTTGCCGTAGTAGTCAATCAGCCATTCGATAACTTCGTAGTTGGTGCAAACCACGTTAGCGTCTGACTCCAGCGCCGCGATGCGGCGCTTCTCTGAACCGGTTGCATCTACGACACGCAGACAAGGGAAGTTCCATTTCTCTTGTTCAGCAGGCCACGTACCGGACGCAACACGTAACGGGGCGAGGATTAACACGCGGTCCTCTTCCGTGAGCTGCCCGTTGCGGAACAGGCGGTTTAGAACCCACAGTACGCTGCCAGTCTTCCCGGCACCCATGCTTGCCCATATGTTGCATCGATGGTGCCGCAACATGAACGAAGTCATGAGCTTTTGGTACTCGCGCCTTTGAAACTTAGACATGATTAGCCTCGTAAACTGCTTTTGCGAAACCTCGAGGAGTAAGGCTGCGGATTGTTTTTGTCCGCACTGATTTACCGCCAAGTTTGTTGTGCTGGTCTGAGTACCCATCAACAACGGCAACACATGATTTAACCGGCATAAAAAAACCGTTACCCACCCAAATACATGTCTTTTTGGGGTACGCGTCACGTGGTTTTATGTATTCAGGGAACATTGGGTGCGTGTCGTTTTCTGGTAGATAGCCACCGTATTCGTAAGGATTGAACACATAATCAGGCTTACGCCATAAAGATGAAAGAACACTAACCGGGTTCTCAATCATATAAGGTACGTTATACTTTTTAGCCAGACGGGCCGCCAGTTTGCATGTAATCACGGCCTCTACCTGAAACGTTGGGTTCTTCTTGCGCTTTGTTTCAAAATGCGCAGCCCCGCTAACGGCTAAATCCGTGCAAGGAGGAAATGCGAAAATAATATCCGGCGCAACCTCGAAGTCAAACTTAGTATCAATCCACGCGTTTATATAGCGTATGTTCTCGTGTTCAACTTTTGCGCCCAATCGTGCGTAGTCGCCGTGGTCAGCGCCATCGTAGTTGAAACAATAGCAAGTATGGCCCGCTTCCGCCCACGGCTGGGCCATAAGGCCCGAACCGTCAAACAATGACCAGACAATCATTTCAACACCAGAACTAACTCTTTACGCCCGAACGCCGTAACGTTACCTGTTACATCTTCTATAACCAGTTTACCGTTCGACTCGACGAACACCGTATCGACGGCAACAGGTCGGCGTGTCTTAACGTTGAAAATCATGTCTCCAGGTACGATGTCACGTGCTGGTTTGCGGTCATATTCGTGTTTCATTTCTCAATTCCTTATATTGTTGGTGTAGGACTAACTATAATAGTTCGCTATTAGGTCGTCAATCTGTTTTATCGAACCAACGACAAAAACATTTGCACCACGTTTACGCATCCGCTCATGCTCCCGTAACTGGTGCGGGTCCGGCTTCGTGTTTTCGTCTTTCTTAACCTCGACGAACCAGACGATGCCGCCGGGGAGAATTACCAGCAGGTCAGGAGCGCCTGCTCTATTTTCGTATGACAATTTGCGAACGAGGCCACCAATGGCCTCGAATCGCTCTTTTGCGTATTTCTGAATCTTGCCTTCCGGGGTCATGAGCGCAGAACCCAAGTTATAAACGCCCCTCCGAGAACGGCAACGCCAACAAACTTAAAGAACAGGCCGTAACAGAACATCGCAGCTATTCCCGCACCGAATAACAGTGCTAGCATGGTTACTGTTGTCCAAAATACAAACATTGTCATAACACGCACCCCTCACGTTTCGTATGTGCAATACCGCAGCGCGGACAGATTCGACAGTCTTCTTCATAAAACCAGTAGATTTTCATTCCAGCACCCACAGATAAATTGTGATGAACATACCCAATATGGCAACCATCATGCCGTATTGACCCTCGTGACAGTAGACACCGGCGGCAAATCCAGCCAGTACCGCGATAATCAGTTTACTTAGCATAACGCTTCATCTCCGCACCTTCCGCCACAAGAGGGAACCCCTCGGCCCATTCCGGTAATTCACACATTAATTTTTCCAGCTCAGCCACATTGTATTCCGGTAAATCTGGTGTCTCGCATATAATCTCATCGTGAACATGAAGTACAATCGGGTAGCCGTTAGCTTCTACGTTCAGCAGCGCGTTAGCCAGCAAATCACGGCACAATGCCTGGGTGCAGTTTTCCACCAGTTTACCGGAGTAGGTGTACTGGAAGCCCCACTTGCGGGTTAGCTGATTCTCCCCCTGGTACTTGATGCGCACGTTAGTAGACACTTTTCCATCTTCGTCTGTTTCTTTCGACACGCTTAACCCGACGCCCGGGTATGACATAACGCGACCCGACGGCAACGTCATGCGCAACCACCAGCCCGCGACTTTGTTGCCGTTGTTGTCTGTCTCTACGTTACGCGAAAACTTAACGCCGCGCGGCCCTGCGGTGAACTCTTTACCTGGGTTGCGGATGGCGGCCATAGCTGCGTCTTCAATACCCCGCCAGAAAGCTACGGTTTCTGGGTGAGACTCGCGCCACATGCGCTTGATAGCGTCACAGGTACGCCACACTTTCTTATCAAGAATATACGACGGTCTGTCGTCCTTTTCACCGGGGCGCGGTGGTCGCTTTGCCTCCTGAATACGCGCCCACTCATACCCGCGTGCGGTAGCTGCCCATATATGGTCAGGGAATGTCCCATCCATTGTTTTAGCCATATCGACAAGGTCAAGTCCGAGGTTCTTAGCAAACTGAACGAACGCGCCGACACCCCCGGCGTAGCCTAGGCCCAGTTCACAGGCTTTACCAATCTGGCGTAGGTCTTTACGTTCTTTCTTAATGTAATCCGGTTCCATGCCGAACATCTTACCCGCGGTTACACAGTAAATGTCCAGCCCGGCGCGGAACGTATCGAGCGCGGTTTCTTCTCCCGCCAGCCATGCCAAACCGCGGCCTTCGACGTTCGAGTAATCGGCAACGACAAACTTATGCCCTGCTTCCGGTATGATGCAGCTACGAACCGTCGAGGCCGTTAGCTTGGCTACATCGAAACGGCGATGGGCGCGGCCCTTAAGTAACGCAGAAACGCCTTTATCCAGTTCATCGTCGTGATAGTACCCGCGCGCCAGGTTCTGCGGCTGGAATCCTTTACCAGCAAACCGCAACGTACGCTTAGCCCCACCGTACTGGATGCAACCGCGACGTCGGTCGTCCGCAGAGCGGCCCAAGAGCAGCGGGTTATATTTCGTTGACGCGGTGGATGCAGCCCCGAGGCGCATTTCGATAATCGTGCGGGCGTCGTCCGGTAAATCATCGTCCGCCAACAGGTCATTCAGCGTCGACTTCTGCGCATTGTGGATGCGGTGCGCGGGGGCAAGTTCACGTAGAATCGGCAGAAAGTCCTTTCCAGTAAGCGAGCCGCCGTATTTACGTTGGGCTTCTTCCTGTAACTGTGCTTTGTGTTTCTCCACGGCTTCAATCGCGGCTTCCGCCAGTGCCACGTCGACCTTAAACCCGCGGTCGTTGATTAACTGGTCAAGTTCCAGTACACGGTCTTCAAACTCAGAGTTACCCCAACGCGGCAGCTTATTGAAGACTTCACGCATCGCAGTAATGTCACTCACGGCGTACTTGATGAACAGCACCCATTCGTCAGGGTGGGTTTCAGCAGTGTAACGGCGAATTTTGTAGTTCTTCGGCGTCGGTTTAGAAAAACGCTGAATCAGCGCCTTGCCTCGTTTATCTTTCGCGTTGTCTGCCGACACACCCAGCACCCCACACAACGCATCAAGAGAACCCGGCAGCGCGTGACGAAAAGCCCAAATCATCGTATCAATGGTGTTGCTTACCGGAATATCAAAGCCCCAGCAGTGTTTCATGATGAGCCTGTCGAACATTGAACCGTTGTGCCATACCATCTTGATGCGGCTGTTAGGCTTCACCAGGCGGCGAAGTGCGCGGTGCAAATCGCCTGGCATGTCGCTGCCGTCAGTGCAATCCCACACCTGAACAGGTTCGTCGTCAAAAGCGTATGCGCAGATGAGCACTTCGGTGGATGGATGTTCGGCGTAAGCGTAGGAGCCGACTTTCTTTAAATCGGCATCAGAGAATGTTTCAAAGTCCAGGTATAAGTAGCTCATTTCTTTTTCCTTAAATCCAGTGCCTTCGTTTCGCTTAATCTTATTTTCATACAATCACGGCAAATCCACACATGCCTGTACCCGGCCCGGTACTCATCTGCGTACCACGGAAGCGGTTTCATATAGCGATAAACGTGCCTACAGAAAAACATTATTTTCGACCCTTAGTAAAAAGGCCCAATGAAGGGCCTTAGTTAAATTGATTCAGATATTAGCGACGGCGACGTTCGCGGCGCGGTGCTTCATCTTCTTCGTCGTCTTCCAGGTCATTGACGCTTGCGGCGACTTTAGAACCACCAAACGCTTTACCTTCGCCAACGTATTTAATAGCCAGCAGGTTAACGCCGAGGACTTTGTATTTCTGGCTGAACCAGATTTCTACGCTTACGTTAGCAACGCAGCCGCTGTAAACCTGTTCGCCTTCAATCTGTCCACCGTCTACGTTGAAATCCTGCTCTACCTGAGTCTCACCTTTTTTAGATGTTACAATCAGTGGCTGTTTCTGTGCCTTCGCTTTGAAGTAGAAGCCTTCCGGGAAGTCTTCAAACGGATTGTCTCGCTCGGCAATGTCTTTAATCGCACATTTATCCATGTGCTTACCTTCGCCGTAGTTGGACTTCATCCACTTCTCAGCAGCGGCGGCCCCTAATGCTTCTTCGACTACAGCGTAAACAGTGTCGTAAAGCGCGTCGATTTGAGCATGGTCAGACGGCAGGATGATAGTTGCGCTGTACCGACCTTTAGTGATTGAGCCATCATCGTTTTCACGGTCTTTTTCGCGTTCAAATACGTTAACCCAAGCAGTGTTTACTTTACGCAGATTTAATTTCAGTCCCATCTTAATTTCTCGCTTTTAAGTTTACTCCGGGAAGCTGCCCGGCCAGTGATTAGAACTATAATAGCTAACTATTCAGGTGTCAACGCTTAATTTTAGAAACTTTTTCACACCAAAGAACATAGCGTTCTATGGGTGGGCTACCCCTAAACTTACGATCTACCCAAGCAAAAAATGAAGTAAAAGCAGATATAACTATCAACGGTGATAATAAAGCCCAATACACAATTTTACTAATCATTCCAAATCCTCCTCTGTTACCTGATTCCACTCAGGCCGTTTATCATCTGTCGTTGCGACACATGGTGCGCCGGGCTTACGGGTAATTAGTTTTTCGAGAATAGGCCACGCATCGGTATTTTTGAACGCGGCCTCTGCTTCTTTAGGAGACACAAGAGACGCCTTAAACAGCATTTTCCGGTCTATTTCATAAAATTCTGCGGCGTCTATTACCTCCTTCGCATCTTTCCACGCACGATTACCCGGGCGACCTTCGACCAGCTTGTACCCAGGCACTTTCTTGCCAGAATGCAACGCGGCAGCCATAGCTCTCTCAACCTTGTCGATGTGCTGGCGCAACAGCGGCAACTTCTCATACTCAGCTACGAGTTGCTCCGGCGTAAGCTCCAGCGCAAAGTCGTCTTCCAGTTCTTCCGCCAGTACAGAATTAACCGTCTTTGTACGCGCGGCGCATTGTTCAGAGAACCGACACCACTGGCACCCATCGACCGACGGCCTGAAATCCGACGCTTTCAGATTCTTCTTGCCACGGGAATAGGCATCAAGAGCTAACAGTGCTCGTTTCTGTGCGAACTTAGCGAACAGTTCCAGACCTTCAACCGAAATGTCCCACTCCAACGCACCGCCAGCGTACGGCTGGAAGATTACCAGACGAACAACTGTGATGTTATAACGTCTCTTGAGTCGGCGATATACACCGAGCGCATAAAGCATAAGCTGCTTGTTTTCTTTCGCTTCGACCCGATGCCGTCCTGTTTTAAGGTCGCCGATAATTAGCATCGCTGAGTTACTCTCACCCGTAAAGCCTTCTATAACCGCCACTAAGTCGGCTGTTCCGAATGTCTCTAAACCATCCTCCTTACCTTCTTCACTCCCAGCAGGTACTTTGTACCCCGGATGCAATACCTCAGTAAGATTGACGCGCATTTCCAGCTTGGCGTAAGTCGCTACATCTATAATCGCTTTGCAGTAGTCGGTGTACTTGCGCACCTGCTCAATCATATCCGCCGTAATCAGTACCGCGCCCTTCATCGGGCTGATTAGCGCCTTAATCTGGCCTTTACCCTCATCCAGCACGTAAGCACCGACTTCGCGCTCCAACGGCAACGCAGTGCCTTTGATGTACTGGTTTAGATGGACCTCTGCTATAGTGTGGCACGCAGTCCCTGTAACGGCGGATTTACCCGAAGTGTTAGGAATATCTTTTTCACAGGCCAACGATGCCGCGCAGCTTAGCCACTTTTTAGCACCTGACGGCGACAGTAAGGCGTGCACATCATTATTGCCGCCGCGTTCCTTTAAAATCATACCCGGTTCTCCCACTGGTCGATTAAATGTCGTGTCTTATGCTCGCAGTGCATAGCCCACCCATACATCGACTCGAATACATAAAAGTCAGGTTTGGCGAAAGTCGTGCGCTTAATCTGTGACACGTGGCGGCCTATATCTTTAGGTCGCGGTACTTTGCCTAAGTACGCCATCTCTTCCATCAGGTGCGCACCGGACGGCGCACGTAACAGCCATAGCGCCTCTGTGTTATCCCGCCTGTCTACGGCGCGGTAGAGTTGGTAAATCATATTTCTGACCCTCAGTTAAAGCGGCCCGAAGGCCGCGGGATAGTTATTCTTCTTCGAAATACTTGTTCTTGATTGTCGTCAGGCGTTCAAGGTACTCGGGCAGGTCTTCGTCTTTAATCTTAGCTAATTGGAAATGTTTACCGGTGAACTCCTCCAGCAGATCATCGGCATCGGCGCAAGCCTTATTACTAGGCCCGGCACTTATTGCATCGTCGATAGCCTGAATCTGGTCACGAAGAGACTGGTAATCTACTTCTTCTTCCGGTTCTGGTGTCGGCTCCTCAACTTTAGCTTTACGCGGCTTGCGTTTCGGCTTCTCGTCTTCTGCCGGTTTAGTGTCGACGATGTCTTCGCCTTCCACCGGTATTTCTTTCCCTACGCCAGTGCCTGGGTCGACTTCAAGTACCTCTCCCGTAACCGACACGTCTACAAGCATTTCACCTACACGCTCAGCCGGCGGCACCGGTCGTTTCGCACTGTTCGCGGCAATCAGTTCGTGGGCAACTACGAAACGTTCAAGTAATACTAAGAATTTCTCTAACATTTGTTTCTCTCCTCTCGTTTGGTATGGGCTAACTATAATAGCTAACTATTCACTTGTCAATGGGCTTTTCTAAAATAATTAATATGGTACTATTCACATATCAACTGACTAAGGAGTAACTGACATGCAACCATCTGAACTAGGCATTCGCGTAGAACAACGCCGCAAAGAACTCGGCATCTCCCAGCGCCGTCTGGCTGTCCTGGCCGGTGTTTCCCAGGGCGCGATTAACCAACTGGCACTCGGGGTAACTCAGGACGTACGTCCGGCGACACTGTTTAAACTGGCGGAAGTGCTGCAGGTAGACGCTAAGTGGCTGGCGTTCGGTGAAGGGGCTTAACGCCCCTTTCTTTTTACCTATTCCAAATCCTCCTCTGTCACCACCAGCATTTCATTCGGTTCGTATATTGTCTTCGGAATCTTGTTGTCGTTTATACCCCACGGCAGACGGTACTGCTTAGGTATAGGCCTGTTGTTGTTATCCAGTCCTGAGACGATAACCCCTGCCTCGTGCATCTCTTCCAGTTTCTTTCGAAGGTCGTTGTTAGCGTTAATCGGTACGCCGTAACTATCTTCTTTTGCCGCTTTGACGATAGCGGACATGGAGAACCCTCGCTTGTCATCACCCTGCTCCTGCAATTTACCTAATGCGTAAATAACCGTAGCTTCTTTGGTATCCAGTTTCTCAAACTGGCCTACCTTTTCTTTAACGGCCGCTTTACCTTCATTTGTCAGTCCTTCTTCCCGCTCTTTCTCCTCGTCAGTCTTGAACGGCTCGAAGCCCCACGGCATCAGTACAAGCGCCTTGTGTGGTTCCGGCAGGTCGAGGTTTACGATTGTGCCGTATTCCTCTGTGTTACCGATGAACTCAACCGCACGGTATTCTTTCGGCGGCGGCGCTTCACGGAACTGTACCGACTCCAGCACCATGCCCACCGTCTTCTGTTGAGGCCCGTGCTTAAATTTCGAGTGGTATACGTTTATCTGGCGATCGGTCGCACGCTCAATTGTTAGCTCCACATCGACACCAGCATACAATGCCCCACTGCCGCGGGCTTTCTTTCCACCCTTCGGGGTATGGTGGACAACGCCTACCGCGGCTTTAGTCGCGTCGCGTACTTCTTTCAGGATGGCGATAACTTTACCCATGCCGATTGCTGTTGAGGAGCTGTTCTCGTCGAACTTATCAATCGTCAGGGCCAGCGTCTGGTTGAGGGTGTCGAACGCAACCATGCCAATTGGCTCGTCGCCAGCAGTTTCGCGCATTAGCTTAATCAGACTTTTCAGTTTTCCAACTTCTCCCATATCAATGACATGTACATAATCTTTACCTTCCGCGCCGTATTTAGCCGCGAGCGCATCAATACGTGTACGTGTGGCTGCACCACCCTCACCATCGATATAGAAATGGTGACAACGCTGGGTGTCCGCCCCAGCAAACCGGTATCCGGCGGCGCTAAGGTACATCATCCCCAGCGTATAGAACGATTTGTACGTGCCAGATTCCCCGACGATATCCCAGATACAATCCGACGGCATGTACCCTTCAACGACGAAATCGGCCTTTACCGGTTCCGGTAGCTCGTCCTCCTCTGAGTCCTCGTCGTCTTCCAGGTCGTCGAGGCTGCACAAAACTGACTCACGTGCGCCCCAGCCGATAGCCTCGGCGACTTCACTGAACGGAAGACCAGTCGCGTCGCACGCATACTTCCACACCTCTTTCGGTGACATGCCTTCTGTCGCCGTAATGTCGGTGTCGTGAATCATTGCTACGTTGGGCGCTTCGTACCCTTCACGCGGGAAGCACAGCAGGAAGTCATCCGGGCGCGGCGTAGGGTCGCTGTAGTTCTCCGCGTGTTCCGGCGTAGCTGGCATTTTCAGGCCGCGCGGCGTCATGATGCCGCCATACTCGAACGCCAGTGCCTCGAACGCATCAGTAAACGCGGTGCGCAGTTCTTCCGGTATCTGGTAATCCGATGCACTGCTAACGTCAACGGCGGGGATGCCTTCCAGTAACTCGTTCGGGTCAATCAGGTCGTTGCGACGAGACCAGATAACGGTAGAGCCAACCGGTGGCAGGTACATAGGCTGGGACAGAGTAAAACCGCTGCGGTCCGCGCCCATACCTTTGAAGAAATGCTCCAGCAATCCATGACGAACACGGATGATGTCGCCACCTTCAACCGGGCAACCTAGCGGCACGACGACGCGGAAGCGTGGGGCCTCATCAGTATGGGATGCCGTGGTGTAAAGGCACATAGCCTGGCGGCTGCGCTTAACCAGGCGCACAGCTCTCTGATACTCTTCCGGTGTTGCACTGTCGAAGTCCAGATACGCCAGCGACGATTTGCTTACAGACGCATCACAGCGATAGAAGAAGCCTTTACGCGCTTGCTTAAAGTCACCGGTTTCCGGGTCTTTTACGGTGCTGTGTGTAGAGTCACACGCGGCAGTGATATAACCGGGCGCGGTCTTCGGGTTAATTCCGCCACGAACGGCATCTAGTGGCTGGATTAACTCTTTCAGGTCGTCCAGTGTTGCCGTGTGTGTTGTTCTGACGTTTATATCCTTTTTCTCCGCTCGCGCGTTGCGACGAGACCACGAGTAGGATAAAATTACATCGGACATGTTGTATTTCCTTCAGCAAGTAATTTGGCCTCGGCGCTCTAACGTCGGGGCTTTCTTTTATTCCAGGTCTTCTAAAGTAGCGGTCATTCCACGAACTTCAGCAACGGCGCTATATTTCCCGCCAGTGTTTTTCACGACACCAGATTTAACCAGCACCCTCAACGACCCTTCAATAATGGCGGAACTATAGTACTTAAAATAACTGCGGCGCAAGTCGATAACGCTGCACGACCCTTTTTTACATGTTAACGAAACGACCGCCGTAAATACGCGTGACTGGAATTCGGTCATTTCACGTTCTCCTTAATCCACGCTTCCACTTTCTCCGGGTCAAACGTACCTGGCTGCCGGCGGCCCATAATGCGAATACAACAATCCGGAAACTTCCCACTCTTTAACCAGTTATTCAGTGTGCGACGAGTAACCCCGATACGCTCGGCTACCTCATTCTGTGTCATTCTAAAACCCTCATTATCAGTTAACGAAATCTAGTATACATTGCGAATAATGGGAAATCAAACATAATCGCACCTATTGACATTATGAAAATCTTCGTTTAAGGTGCTTCTGTATCTTAGTTACTTTGATTCCTGTTCACCTTGTAAGAATGTTTAACCCGTGCGACAAGCAAAGGGTTAAACACAGGCTTACTGAACATGAGAATTATCGTAACTTTCCTTCCTAAGTATCTCCGGTTGCCCTGGGCAAGCTCTATTCTCATCGGCGGCATATCTCTTAAGTATCTGATTTTCTTAATGTGCCGTAGATTCGCAACCGTAAAAATGTAACGATTATTGGGCAGGCTTAAGGCCTGCCCTTTAGTTACCAAGTAATAAGAATAAAGGCACAACCCTACCTGAAGAATCACAACGGCAACGTAACTATTCTCTTGCACACCCCAACATAATAGGATACTATTCACTTATCGAAACGGGACAGAGGAGTGAGGGTTATGTTTAAGAAGGGTCAGTTGGTGAAAACAAAGTGCAACGGGGTCGGGGTAATTAGGCACGTTTCTAAGAGACTCGTGGACCTGTATCTTATTACTAATCCGTATTGGTCTTTTGGTATCTGGTACAGAGGACACGAGCTAAAACTCATCGGCAACAATTTTAAATTCAAAGGGGCGAAGTGATGCAAATCATAATTACAGATAACACCGTTACCTATGAAACAGCTAAAGATACTCTGGAAAGCATAGGCGTAAATATCGGTGATGTTTTTGATGTGCTGGATTCCTGTAACGGCGGCTGGTGGATTAAGACAGGGAGATACACAATCCCGGTAACTAAGGCCGAAGCGGAAATATACACAACGGCATCGAATCATGATGCTCGTGCCGACGACTCTGAGGGAGGTTGCCGTGAATAATTACCTGTTTATTTTATTAATTGTCAGCGTCGTTTATGTGGTGCACGTGTTGTGGGGGTAGGTATGCGAAAACACATAATCAAGGTAGACCATCGGGACGGGGATAGATTGCCGACGAATGAAATAGAAACGTGGTGCGGAGCCACTCCATCGTACGGTGAATGGCTGTTCCAGGACGCCCAACACGCCCTATATGCTGTAGAAAACGGATTCAGGCAAGAGCCTTGCGCACAGTGTTTATCCGCCATCATCCGGGTCGCGGCTCAGGCATTAAGTGAGGACTAAGTTATGAGAGAAGCATTCGAACGGTGGGCCGTCGTCGAGGGTCTGCCGGTTAACAAGGGTTCGAAGAAAGAGTACCTGAACGTTAAGACGCGTCTCGCGTGGCGGGCGTGGAAAGCTGGTGTGCAGGCTGTGATGAATAAGGGGTGATTTATGGGCGAGTGGATTAAGTGTAGTGAGAGGACGCCAGAAGAATTTGAAGAGGTGCTGGTTTCGGACGGGGTTAACGTTGAGGTGATGTGGTGGGATTGCGACAGTTTCTGGGATTGTTGGGCGCCGCGTAACTCAAATATCAGTAGTGAGGATGTTACCCACTGGATGCCGTTACCTGAGCCGCCGGAAGTGTGATGTTCAATAGTTTGGGATTTTACTAAGTGACTTACGCTGCTACACAGCAGCGTATCATTTTTCTCATTTTTGTTCTATTTCACCAAACGCAACAATCGAAGCGACTATTGCAGGAGATGCAACAATGACAGACAGAGAGAAGATAGAATTCTTACGCGGCTACATGACAGGCGTAGGTCATACCGACGGTACTCCTTTCGGTGACGCAACACTAACCCTGAATAGTGGTCGTTCGCATGATATTTATTCCATGCGAGAAATTGAAGGGTTGCTGTCCCACCTAAATATCGTCGGGATTCTTGGAGCGCCGTCTCCGAGCGATGTGTTCGTGTACCACTGGCTAAAGGCGAACGGAGTTATTGTTGCATTCTCCGCGTTGCAGGAGATGCAACAATAACCAGATATGAAGAGCGACTGGCTCAACTTAAACATCCTGATGTGCGCCCGGGCGATGTCGTCCTGGTCAATGGGAGGAAGAGGTTAGTAACCGAAGTAACCGGAGGCATGGTTAAACTTGGCCACGGAAGAGGGCACTCGAGGTATGAATCAATCTATTCAGTAGAGACGGTGATTGTCCGTAACCTGAAACTTAAACCCGGCGTTTCTTTTTGCGGGGTGGTTGGTGCGTGAGTGGGTGCGTCGGGCCCCAATAAAATGTACTTGCACACTATGATAGAATAGGCTACTATTCATTTACACAAACGAGAGGAGAGACAGAAGATGAAAGATTATAGCGAAGTAACTTTGGGTGAGTTGCAGGACGAGTACGAAGATATGCTCTACCCGTTCATCTGCGACGGAGATTACAACGGCGTCTATAACGGAGTCAGTGAAGAATATGAGCACTAAAAACGAAGTATTCGAGTACTTGATTGACCAACTACGGCGGCAGCTACCAGTCGTAGATGTGATGGGTGAAATTAAACGGTGGAGTATAGACCGTAGTATCGTGGGTCGCGGTATCTATACCGACGAGGAAAACGCCATAATTGATGCTTACATTGGCCTGGAACACAACCCGTACAAGAAACAGTGCGAAGACCTGGCGCACGATGTGCAGTCACTTAAGAATCAGTTACGTGATGCTTCGGCGCAGCTTAAGGATTTGCATATCGCGTTGGCTAAGGCTACGGGTGACGTCGAGGCTTACAAACTTATACGCAAAGGTGCGCTTGGCCCCGAGCAATCCGGTTGCCGAAAAGAAGACGCGCAGGGGTGTGAGCATGATTGGTACTTTTACGATAAAGGCGCTTCGATGATGTGCAAAAAATGTGGATTAAAGAAATGACCAGCATCCTTTTTATCTGGGTGATGTCCGCTGGTCAGATGCAACTCGCGGCATCAGAAACGTTTTACTCGATGGAGGCGTGCCAGTCTGCGGCACGCGCCGCAGAGAACGCGCACTTCCTGTTTCAGGGTGACAAGCCCATCGATTCAGAGGTACGCGCTATCTGCTCACCTAAGCGACTTGGTAAACAGGAGAAGTGATTATGGTACAGAGATATGAGCTTAAAGATGTGGACGCTAGTCCGTACCACCCGTATTACGAGATGGTGAAGAGCGACAAAGGTGACTGGGTGGGTTATGAAGACTACGAGGAACTTGAGCGTAAGTTCAATGAACTCAGGGCGAGGCGTGCGCGGATACCCAATGACGCTTTCGACTCTTTAGCGCGGGCAGAAAAAGCGGAAGCCGAGTTACAAAAATACAAAGACCAGTTCCCGGATTACATCGAGTGCGCGAACTGTGGGTCAATTACGCATGTGGAAGGGGTGGAGTGATGTCTCTTGCAACTGACATCCTGAAACGAAGCGGCCTTGCGCCGCTGTCACCGAGAGCGAAGACGCGCATACACAAGCGTCGCGGTAACGCGCTGTACCCAGAGATTCAGGCCAGACGCAAAGCTGTCCGCGCCTGCGGGTTCCAGAACGGAAAGGCTGTGAATCTTGGTGAGTTCAAGACACAGAAACACGCGGCAATCGCTAACCGGTTATTTAATTACTGGAAATCGCTGGGGTACGATGATATTCCGACGAAACCGCAGAGACGACAATACATCTGGCGTCATAAATAAACCGTTATTAGGATAATTCCTACCCGTGGTATCCTCCAGTTACTGCATACTTAATACGCACCTGGAGGATTCATCTTGGATAAATTTACTGAAACAGTGACGGGGTGGCTTCTCGCTGCCGCGCTAGCCGGAGGGGTAATCGGACTAAGGCAACATAAGTCCGTTATTTCTGGTCCCATCGACGGATTCTGCTTTATTGCAACTGGCTTCACTTGCGCCGTATTTGGTGCACCTCTCGCAGCTCAATGGTTTGGCATCACGGGCGAACGTGAAATCGCTGGCCTCGGATTTATCATCGCTGTCCTCTGGATGCCCATCTATTCCCGCCTCTCCGGTATCGTCGCCGGAGAATACATCGCACGTCGAGGAGGCCCGGATGAATGAGTTATTCTGGTTCGGCGGTATGCTGGCAATCGGAGGCACATCGCTGTTTAATGTGTACCATCCCGGCGTGGACGACGGATTATTTGGCCGGGTGCTCTATATCCTGACAGCTATCGTCTGCGCTGCCGGATGTATCCACCTGTTACAGGGCAGCATGTCACCAACGCTGCCTGAGACATTAATCACATTAGTAGCGCTGCGTCAGATTCGCCAGGCGTGGCTATCATACGGAGGGCACAAGCGTGTCTCGAAACATTTCAGATAATGGATTGCATTTTACCGCTGCGTTCGAGGGATTCCGTGGAACCGCGTATCGCGCTACACCGAACGAGAAGTACCTTACTATAGGCTACGGTCACTATGGGCCTGACGTAACGCCAGGCAAGACCATCACGCCAGGACAAGGCCTCCTGTTACTGAATCGCGATATGGCTAAGGCCGTAGCTGCGGTCGACGCAGCAGCGCACCATTCATTGACACAAGCCCAGTTCGACGCTGTTTGCGACCTGGTCTATAACGCAGGTGCTGGCGTGATTGCAGCTACTACTGGCACGGGCAAGGCGCTGCGTTCGGGGGATATCGCGACGCTGCGGGCTAAGCTGGCGTTGTTCATCAACCAAAACGGCAAACCGTTACTCGGCCTGCGTCGCCGTACAGCCGGTCGTCTGGCGCTGTTCGACGGTAAGCCGTGGCAGGAGGCAGAAGCTATTGGGCGCGCGGTGAAAGGTTGACACCCAAGACTAATCCGACGATACTTAAATCACCTCCTGCTCCATCCCTCTGCTCTCCAGTTTTATCCCGGCCCTGACCCAGCCGGGATTTTTTTTTATCTATTTTCTGCAATGACTAGTTGACTATTACCTTAGACCCTATTATATTTACTCCATCGACAACGAGAACGGAGTAGAGAAGATGGTTACAGATAAAAGCACCCTTAAACTAAAACTACGAGACGCGGTTAATTGCTCTTTGTATTCATGCACAGATGCAGAGCAGCGTGAACTTGTAAAACTTACTATTGTAGAGTTCTTCTCGGCGATAGGTATGAATGACAGTGATTACGTAGAAGTACTTTCTAACTGCGGAGGATTAGACGCGGATACGGACGACGCGGTAGACGAACTGATTAAGGAATTTGACCAATGAAAATCACAGATATCGAAGCATTCAAAGACGCACAACTGATGGCCCGCATCGCCGTTAGTAACCTGAGCAACAGCATTCCCGCGGCCGCGTTCTGGTTCGCCGCGATGCAGACACTTAAAGCAGCTTATGCAGGAGAGAAGAAATGAGCGAACAAGGTCCAGCAAGCCAGCCGTTACGAGTAGGCCGTAAAGTCAACCACACCCCGTTCCCGACACGCGAGGAACTGATGAAACGTAACAGTTTCCCTGGCCCGGACAAGAACAAGTATCTCAATCGCATGTGGGAGAGCGTAAAGCATGACTGACCGCGAATATGAAAAGATGATGGTTGAGGCTGTTGACAGCGGTGTGGACATTAGCCACGTGATGCACGTCCTGAATACTAAAATCGCGGTGGCCGAGCAAATGGTTGAGTCGCTATATGAGACACGCCGTGAACTGATTAACCGCTTCAACCTGAACAAAGGTGATACCAATGCCTAAAATCACAATCGCATCACTCGAGCGCCGTATTCTGGTGCTTGAGTCCGAGAAACAGACGTTAGGTGGGCAACTGTCTATTAACGGTGAGTTTCAACTGGAGGCGTTTAAGTTGTTGCTTGAGCGCATGAAGAATGAAAACGGTGTAAGCATAGTATCCCGCACCAAAAACGGCGTACAGACTATAGCGAGAGCGTTTTTGAAAGAATCTGACGCACAAGAGTATAAAGAGTTTCTCTTGCGAAATGAACTCGGAGCTACATACCAGATACGCCGCATTAGCGTAGAGTGACTCCGATGAAAGCGCCTGAGCCAGTAGTTATCGATGGCGTTCTGTGGAAGCCTTACTCGGTTAACCACATCGACGCCGACGGGAAGAAGTTCAGCTTCTACATTTTTGCAATTAGCCGTGAGCACGCCGCTTGTGTGGTTGACGATATACGAGAAACGGCGTGGCTTGGTGATGAGATAGTGGGGTGAGCATGTTCAGTGACATCAACGCAGCAATCGAAGAAGCAATCTGGCGTCGCTACAACGGCGAGCAGCAGCGGCACTTCTGCCTGGTGCAACGTGGAAACATGATTGCCGTAGTACAGGACCGTGATAACAAATATCCAAACGCGATGTGGACAACGAGGAATTTCGTAGGATGATTACCAGCATTCCGAACCTGATTAAAGAATACGGCACGATGGCCGAGACATGCCGTCAAACCGGCATCAACGAAATGACGATTGCGAAGTACAGCAAAGACGTTGATTGCGAGCGCCACGTAATTTATAACAACCGTCTGATGACGCACGTTAAGACTAGCCCGGTGTTATTCACGCGCCGGGGTATCACCAAAACTGAGCAACGCATCGCACGAGGGGAGAGCAGGGAATGAGTGAGATGAAACCTTGCAGATGTTGTGGTATTAAACAAAGCCCGGTTGATGAAAAGAACGCTGAATACGAAACACTTGTCAGCTTAGTGCTTCAATGTGGTGATGAAAAGCAATTATTGACTCTCATAGACATTATGCGGTCCAAGATAACAACCTGTGTATCGTCGTCCGACCCTAACAAACTGCCGTACCCTGATAAAGATTTGTGGCACGTACAAATCATGGCTGATGCTGTTATGATTTTGCAGGATAAGTTATTAACCAGTAGTACGCGAAAGGAGAGCGGGGAATGCGGATATTAATCATCCCTAACGCCTGGACTATCGCTGTGGGCAACGACCATTACGGCGGAGATGGTAAAAGAGCACCACGACACGGCCTATATAACTGACACAGGCAGAAGTTGTTGACGCGTGAATAGCCTGCTAGTATAGTTAAAACGCTTCATACACTAATTTAACGAACAGAGAGAGAGCAAATATGGATACTAAATTTGAAGTAATCGATGAAAACACAGTTACGGTAACGGAAGAAGGTAGCCACTACATCCTTATTGATAAGGTAAATGGTGGCTGGAGAGCAAAAGCGTACTTTAACGGCGGTGTTACCGTCGTATCAAAAGGGGCGCATGCGTCTTTTACTTCCGCGTATGATAACCTTAAAGATGCGGTTAAAGTCGCGGCAAGTCATCTGGCATCCGCAGAGCTGTAAAATACCCACTCAACAAGCCCTCTACGGAGGGCTTTTCTGTACATCCCGCCCAATCCCCTTATATAATCCATTTAGACGCGTAGGGCGCGTCTGGTGCACTCTGATGGTCAGACGCATATGCAAGGGGATTCTATGAAGCTGAAACTCAAGCAGCCATCACCAGAGGTGGTGCAAGCTGCACACGAAGAGGCTGTTAGCGCAAACCGTCGCCGTAGACGACCGCGCGGTAAACAGAGCCTTTATCAATCATCCCGTAATTCCGCTGCGTTGTGGGACCCGGACTATTGCGACGAATTAATCGAGTTCTTCGACCGCACGTCGTGGGAGTCTATGCCGACCGGTGCGCACGGAGACTACAAAGCGGTCATTGCGGATAAACCCCCGTCTCTGGCTCGCTTCGCATTACACATCGGCGTCACTATCCCGATTATTAAGCTGTGGCTGCGCGAGATTCCCGCATTTGCAGAAGCATATGAAACAGCACAGGCGCTGGAAGAGGCATACTTCACCGAGACAGGGGCCGCAGGTATCTCTGCTACGTTTGCTGCCGCGAAACTGGGCCTTAGCAAAGAGAAACCGGTTGAATCCGCCGAAGAAACAGCACCAACCGAGATTATTTTCAGTGTTGCAGAGCCTGTAGGTAAAATTGTAACAACGAACATGGGTGAGGTAGAGGAATGAGTATTCAGCTATCGGCCCCGCAGGCGCTGTTCCTGAATTGCGATAACAAGTACAAAGCCTATGTCGGAGGCTTCGGCAGTGGCAAGACGTTTGTGGGCTGTCTGGACCTGCTTACGTTTATGCTCAAGCACCCAGGTACTCGCCTGGGCTATTTCGGCCCGACATACCCTGCTATCCGCGATATCTTCTACCCGACATTCGAAGAGGCGGCTAACCTGCTCGGCCTTGATGTGCTGGTTAAATCCGGCGACAAAGAAGTCGTGGTTACTCGTGGTAAGACTGTTCTCGGTACTGTTATCTGCCGCTCGATGGACAACCCTGGCTCTATCGTTGGTTTCAAAATCGCTGCTGCAGTCGTCGATGAGCTGGACGTATTGAGCCGTGAAAAAGCTGAACTGGCGTGGAACAAAATTGTAGCCCGTATGCGTCTGGTTATCCCGGGCGTAACTAACCACATCTCTGTTACCACGACGCCGGAAGGGTTCAAGTTCGTCTACGCCAAGTTCAAAGAGAACCCGACGCCAAGTTACTCGATGGTGCAGGCTTCCACACATGAGAATGCGCGATTCCTGCCGCCGGATTACATTAGCTCACTGACAGAGACTTACCCTGCGCAGTTGATTAACGCGTATCTGAATGGTGAGTTTGTTAACCTGACATCCGGCAGCGTGTATTACGCATATGACCGACGCAAGCACCGCAGCAAAGAGACAATTCAACCAGGCGACACTCTGTACATCGGGCAGGACTTCAACGTTACAAAGAACGCAAGTGCCGTGTATGTACAGCGTAAAGACGGCTGGCACGCGGTGGCAGAACTGAAAGGCTTGTTCGATACGCCGGACACCGTGCGCGTAATTACAGAGAAGTGGAAGTCACAAGGCCACCGCATCGTTGTTTACCCCGACGCCAGCGGCAAGAACCGCAAGACGAACTCAGCGTCAATCTCTGATATTGCATTACTCCAGCAGGCCGGGTTCGATGTTCGCGCTAAATCTGCCAACCCCCCGGTTAAGGACCGCGTTTTAGCCGTGAATACCGCGCTGGAAAAAGGTAAGCTGTGGGTTAATGACCACTTATGCCCTGAGATAGCGAAGACGCTGGAGCAGCAGGCATATGATGATAACGGAGAGCCAGCTAAGGACGGCGTCATTGACCATATGGCGGACGCTCTCGGTTATCCTGTAGTTTACGAGATGCCGGTGGTTAAACCAGTAATCAACATCCCGGTGACTTTCGCACTTTAAGAGGATTATTCAATGTTAACTATGAACGGTCAGAATCAGGGTGTTAAGACAAAACACCGGGAATGGCTGCATCACTTCGATAAATGGCAGAAGGTGCGGCACGCGCTGGAAGGCGACCTTATTCGCTATCTGCGCAACGTCGGGAAGAACGAGCCTGACCCGACCTACGCGGCACAGCGCCAGGAAGAATACGAGAACGGCGCTATCTGCTACAACTTCACTAAACGTACCCTGGCGGGGATGGTGGGGTCGGTGATGCGCAAAGACCCCGAGCAGATTATCCCGCCGGAACTGGAGTACCTGTTACGTAATGCAGACGGTTCCGGTGTCGGTCTGTGGCAACACGCGCAGGATACTCTAATGGAGATTGACTCGGTAGGTCGTGGTGGGTTGCTGGTGGACGCCCCGGAGACAGCCGCGGCAACGGCAGCCGAACAGAATGCGGGGCTACTAAACCCGGTCATTGCATTCTATACCGCAGAGAACATCATCAACTGGCGACTGACCCGCATCGGTTCAGTGAACCGCGTGACTATGGTCGTGTTGCGTGAGGTGTGGGAATACTCGGAACCGGGCGCAGAGTTCGAAACAAAGTTCGGTGAGCAGTATCGCGTTCTCGATTTGATTGACGGGCGCTACCGCCAGCGCATTTACCGCTTCGATGCCGAAGGTGGTGCTCAGGGTGAAGTAATCGAAATCTTCCCGGAACTTGGCGAACAGCTACGCGGTGAAATCCCGTTCACGTTCATTGGTGCAAGCAACAACGACGCCACTATCGACGATGCACCTTTGCTACCGTTAGCTGAGCTTAATATCGGGCATTTCCGCAACAGCGCGGACAATGAGGAGTCCAGCTTCGTGGTCGGGCAACCCACTCTGTTCATCGCCCCCGGTGAAAACATGAGCATGGAACAGTGGAAAGAAGCTAACCCACACGGCGTGCGCATGGGGTCGCGTTCAGGTCATAACATCGGTTACGGCGGCAATGCGTTTCTGGTTCAGGCAGGAGAGAACAACCTTGCCAAACAGAACATGCTGGATAAAGAGAATCAGGCGATCCAGATTGGTGCGCAGCTTATTACTCCAACGCAGCAAATCACCGCTGAATCGGCCCGTCTGCAACGCGGCGCTGATACGTCTGTTATGGCGACAATCGCACGTAACGTAAGCATGGCGTACACCGATGCGTTGCGCTGGGTAGCTGCGATGCTAGGATTGCGCGAGGGAACAGAGATTGAGTTCAAGCTGAATATGGAGTTCTTCCTGCAACCGATGACAGCTCAGGACCGCGCTCAGTGGATGGCGGATATTAACGCAGGCCTATTGCCGGCCACCGCTTACTATGCGGCGCTGCGCAAGGCCGGCGTAACCGACTGGACCGACGAGGATATTCAGAACGCTATTGAGGGTGCACCGTTGCCGTTAGGTGCTGTTACTCAGGTTGAGGGGGAGATTCCGCAGTCGGCTAACTCGCAAGACCAACAGAATCCCCAGCAATGAGAAAGGCCCCTTACAGGGGCTTAATTATCTCTACAACCTCTATTCTTAGCGGCATGTTTTTGTTCCTCTCCAGCACTCGCTCAGCACAAGACAAATCTGTGAAGATAGCTTTCAAAGTTCTATACTTTTCGTTAGAAATACCAACAACCCCTTTATCGTCTACTACCGCGTAGAATTTGTAATTTTTCATTTTTCATCTCCTGTTTAAGTTAACTGAATAGTACACTATTATATTGGTGTCTGCAAATATTATTTTTATACGTTACACTGTCGATACTACAGGAGGGCATATGAGCTTACTTACATCTCTAATCAGCCACCAGATATGGCTGCAACGCACCGCATCCGGCGAAGTGAAAGACCTCACGCCGTTTATTCAGGAGATGCGGGATGAAATCAAACGGCGGGTGCTGTTATTCGGCGACGACGGGCGAAGCACTGCGCGACTGAATAAACTGTTACGCGACCTCGAAGAAGCACTGGAGGGGCTTACAGGTGACTGGCAAACAAAGCTGGCAGAAGACCTTAAGGAGCTGGCCGCGTATGAGGCTGAGTGGAACGTAAAAACGCTGACGGCCAACGTAGACGCGGAATTTGTTACGCCTACTGCCGAGCAAGTGTGGGCTGCAGCAGAGTTTCAGCCGCTATCACTAAGCGACAAGCCTGTTGATTTCACCAAGCTGATGGATGGCTGGGGTGAAACCGAAGTCGCGCGCCTTGTAACCGGCGTTAAGATGGGTTTCGTACAAGGCCAGACAACACGGCAGATTGTTAAGAATGTTGTAGGCGCAGGCGGGCTGGCGGATATCTCAGAACGCAACGCGGCTACAGTAATCCGCACCGCGCTTTCCCACGTATCCAACGAAGCCCGTAACGAGACGTACCGCCAGAACGACGACATCATCGAGAAGTACGAGTGGGTGTCAACGCTGGATAGCCGTACCAGTACGATTTGCAGGGCCAGAGACGGGATGACGTGGGAAATCGGTAAAGGGCCAATGCCCCCCGCCCACCCGAACTGCCGGTCGTGCACGGCTCCGGTAATCAGTTCAGAGTTCGACTTCCTTGATAAAGGAGCTAAACGCGCGGCTAAAGGCGCAGACGGCGGTACTCAGGTAAGCGCAGACACCACTTACTACGAGTTCCTTAAACAACAACCGGCATGGTTTCAGGACCAGGCGCTCGGCCCTGTTCGCGGTAAGATTTTCCGCAACAGCGGTATATCGCCGGAAGAGTTTCGCGTAATATCTGTAGATGGTTTCGGGAATCCGCTCACGCTTAAGCAGATGGCGGAACTCGATAAACGTGTTGCTGATTATCTGAAAGGGGAATAATGATGGGCTTTTTCAAAGTAACTGATGTACCCGCGCGTCGCGTAGTCCGGTACGCCCGCGTGTCTGGCTCCGGTGAGAACGTGGTATTTATTGAGGATGAAAGTGTGCTTGGTGCACCAGTGGACGATATGCCGTTTGCTGATAAAACCGGTATTGCGCTGCCAGCGGCTGGTATGCTTTACGAGATTCCGTATCTGGCAGACGCTGGCGATGTGTATTTCTCAGTGCAACCGAAAGACACTGAACTGGCGGACGGCAGCGCAACTATCACTGTCGAAGTTAAGGCGGGCAAAGCACCATATACACTGACATGGTACAAAGACGGTAAGGAAGTAGTAAACGCCCCGGAAGAGGCTCTATCCCTGACGGTTAACGCAGGCGGTGAATACTTCGTTAAAGTTACTGATGCCGATGGTGTGGAGGCCGTCAGTAAAGCGGCGAAGGTCACTAAGCCAGAATGATAAAGGGCCCCTTTCGGGGCCTTAGTTTTATTTAAATCGCGCCGGCATTAACACCATAAATGCAGTGTTCGAAAATGATATTTTGCACCCGTTTGTTTGGTCCTGGAAATCGAAACGGGCAATTTCATTTTTGTATGCCTTAGAAATCTTGTACGCGTCCGCCAAATAGCGCAGAGAGAACCCTATGCTATCAACTGAACCCGGCGTAATGCTGGCCACACGTCTCCAGTAAGGAAATCTCCCGTCTACAATACCGATCGGAAGTGTGCATATAAGCGCACTACTATCGTCATAGAAAGAAACACTACCGTTGCCGTGGTCTACCTCCGCGTAGTTAAATTTAGAAGGCTCCCTACCTTTGATGTCTATTAGAACTCCCGTTCCGACGTTTGTTTTCACATTGTCGCAGAACAATCTATGCCCGTCCGTAGACACTATCAATCCTTCAGGGTCTATGTAAAAAGCGTTCAAATAGTAGCGCACATCATTTTTAGCCCTGCAGATTTTTGCCCCTACATACGCAGGGAAAGTAATTACTGTAGTAACCATTTTTCATCTCCTCGTTTCGATGTAATGAATAGTACCCTATTATATTGGGGTGTGCAAACTATTTGTTTAGCTATTCCGGTTATTCCACTGAATTGTAAATGTTGGAATAAACTATTCGAATAGTTGACTTTTCACTGAAAATATGATAAGCTCCACCTGAGCTTGTGAAGTATGAACAAGCGACCGCGGCGCGGGCAGGTAACGGAGCGGGACGTAAGTCCTGAGTGTAGTTACGCTGACGCGTTCGGAAGGGCCATACTCTATTGCTTGTGTAAAAAGTAACTGGTTTACTGAGATTACGCCGTTTCTATGTTTAAATGATAAGGACTATCGCCCCGCTTTAAGGCGGGGCTTTACTTATCGAGAAAGGAGAAACATGAATCTTAAAGCAACTGTCGTAGCGGGAGCATGTTTCATCATCCTGGCTTACACACACGGCATCTACCAGTATCGCAGCGGCTGGAACGAAGGCCGGGCGAATCTCGTTTCGCAGCAACAGCAGAAAGCACAGGCTGAGTTAGCGAAGAAAACACAACGGCAGCAGCAGGACGAATCAAAGGCCGCAGCCGCTGACAACGAAGGCAAGACGAAATCAGAGGTGATTACCCGTGAAGTCGTTAAGTACATTAAAACGCCTGGTCGCAGCGTGTGCACTTTTGACCCTGAGCGCGTGCAGCTCAAGTCCCACGCCGTCGCAAACGCCAATTCCGTCCCCGGATATGACGATGATGCAGCCGCCGTGCAAACTGGCTCCGCCAAGTAGCAACGCCGACGAGGATTTAGCTATCGACGTTCAGAATGCCGAATGTGTACGGCAACTGAGGCTGAAAGTATTCATGTTGCAGGATTACGTGAGGAATATTCTGGAATAGTTGCCTTGCATGTTGGAATAATTTATTCTTGACATGTAAATCCGGGTGGCCCGGGTTCCAACGTCCAGGGGACATACTGACTATGAATCGTTTTTTACGTTATCCGTTCCAGGAAGAAGCTGGAGCAGAAGATAAAGCCGGTGGCGGGGATGCGCCGAAAATGTTCACCGCTGAAGAAGTTCAGGCGCTGATTGAGAAAGAAGTTGCCGGGCTTAAGGCCAATCAGGAAGCATTGCTGGCGGAGAAGAAAGAAGCAGCCCGTAAAGCAAAAGAGGCCGAAGAAGAACGGCAGCGTGCACACCAGGAGGCGTTAAAAGCCGCCGGTAAGATGGACGAGTTCGAAAAGACGATTCGTAGCCAGTATGACCCGGTGTTAGCCGAGAAAGACGGTCGCATCTCCAGAATGGCAGAGCGCATCCTCGGCAGCGAACGTAAAGCGGTGTTAGGCTCTTTCGCGGGTGACTTCATCACCCCGGAAGCAGTGGACATCCTTGCACCGTTCGTTAAGACTGAGTTCGAAGGCGATGATGTGGTTACTAAGTTTGTCGGCGCAGACGGTAACGTAATCACGACTGACCCGGAACAGTTCCGCAAATATCTGCGCGAACACAAAGCGTTTTCGCATTTGATTAAAGCAAATGCAGCTTCCGGCGGCGGGGCTTCCGGTGGCAAAGGCGGCGGGGCCGCACCAGCGTTTAAAGACATGAGTGAAGCGGAGCGTTTAGCTCTGTACAAATCGAACCCTGCCGAATTTGAACGGCAACTTAAAGCCCTGAGGAAATAATAATGGCAATTACCACTATCGGCGATATCGTAACTGGCAACATCCCGGTCCTGGCGTCTTATATGACCGAGGATCCGGTAGAAAAAACCGCGTTCTTCCAGTCTGGTATTCTGACCCCGACCCCGTACGCTGCCGAGATTGCCCGTGGCCCGTCCAACGTCGCTAATATTCCGTTCTGGAAAGCGATTGATACCTCTATCGAGCCTAACTACTCGAACGACGTATACCAGGATATCGCGACCCCTCGTAATGTGCAGACCGGTGAGATGATGGCGCGCGTAGCGTACCTGAACGAAGGTTTCGGCCAGGCGGATTTGACCGTTGAACTGACCAGCCAGAACCCGCTGCAATCTGTAGCGTCTCGTCTGGATAACTTCTGGCAGCGTCAGGCGCAACGCCGTTTGATTGCTACCGCGCTCGGCCTGTACAACGACAACGTAGCCGCGACCGATGCTTACCACGAGCAGAACGACATGGTAATCGACGTGTCCTCTACTCTGGGCTTCGACGCAGGCGCGTTCATCGACGCCACCCAGACTATGGGTGATGCACTGATGGGTAACGGCGGTGAAGTGCTGGGTGCTATCGCGATGCACAGCTTCGTTTATGCGCAGGCCCGTAAGCAGCAGCTTATCGACTTCATCAAAGACGCTGACAACGACACCCTGTTCGCCACCTACCAGGGCTACCGCGTGATTGTTGATGACAGCATGACCGTAGTAGGTACTGGCACGAGCCGCAAGTTCATCTCCATCATCTTCGGCAACGGCGCTATCGGTTACGGCGAAGGTAACCCGAAAAATCCGCTGGCATATGAGCGCGAAGAGTCCCGCGGCAATGGTGGCGGCGTCGAAACCCTGTGGACCCGTAAGACCTGGTTGCTGCACCCACTGGGCTACAGCTTCACCAGTGCAGTAATCACCGGCAACGGCACCGAGACTACCCCGCGCTCTGCTTCCTGGCAGGACCTGGCTAACGCCTCCAACTGGAACCGTGTGGTTGAACGTAAGCACGTACCTATTGCCTTCCTGGTAACTGGTGTCGGTGCTTAAGGTTAAGCTATAATCGAGAGGGACTTCGGTCCCTCTTTTCATTTACTAAGAGGTAAATTATGGCCAAGACCGGAAAAGGCTTGCCGCGCAGCCTTCAGAATGTCGATTTCGGCGACTTTGATATCCCAGTCACGCCTGCTACTACCAGCGTAGTTGGTGGGGTTAAAAAGTCAGCTACCGTAGCTGCGCCCGCGGCCATTACCGCCGCAGCTGGGGCGCAGTCCGCTGCTGAACCGACTAAAGCCGAGTTCGACGCGCTTGTAGCCGAGTACAACAAACTGCGAACCGATGTTACCGCGCTGCGTACTACCGTAGCAAATCTGTTGACTGCGCTTAAAAACGCGGGAACTGTAAGCTAAAGGAGCTTAAAAATGGTTGATGTAATTAAACGTCGCATTACTGGTGTCTCTGACGACTCCCCGGCTGATGGTCAGGTAGAAATCGACATGGCAAATATCTCACCAGCATCTTTTTCTACCCCACTCAATGCTACCACCACTGTTAGTGCACCCGCCGCATTGACTCTTACCGTCGCAGTAACTGGCGGTCTGGAGCCATATTCTTATCAGTGGTATAAGAATAACAACGTCATCGCAGGCGCTACCTCAGCTACGTACACCAAAGCCACCACTGTCGCGTCTGCCGACTCCGGCACGTATAAAGTGGTTGTTCACGATGTGTATGGTAATATTATCTCCAGCAGCACCGTAGCAACTGTGTCTTAATACAACGGCCCTTCGGGGCCGTAATAAGGAAAGGTCATGGCAGATAATTATGTAATCCGCGAAAAGTACACCCACGTTGATATTGTTGACGGTCAGGTGATGCCTGTTCGCGGTGTGGTAGAGGCGGATGAACTGGTTGCGACTCAACCAGACAATGAAGAAGCGCACAACAACGGCGGTGGTACTAAGCGTCGTCGCCGTAAGTCAGAGGAATAATTTATGCCGCTAATCGTGGAAACTGGGGCAATCGTCCCGAATGCCGACAGCTACATTAGTCTGGCTGACGCCCGCGCGTTAGCGGCTAATTACGGTCTGGAGTTGCCCACCGACGATACCGCTGCAGAAGTAGCCCTGCGCAATGGCGCTACATATGTCGGGCTCGCGGAACCGCAGATGTGTGGGCGTCGCGTATCCGCTGAACAGTCTCTGGCGTACCCGCGCACCGGTGTTACGTTAAACGGCTTCCCGGCGGCTAACAACGCCATTCCGAAGCAGGTTATTCTTGCGCAGGTAATCGCCGCCGCTACATATGGTGCCGGTACTGAGGTGCGGGCTAACTCAGACGGTCGTTCTGTGCAGACTGAGCGTGTTGAGGGTGCTGTGACAGTGACGTACTTCAACAACGGCAGCAGTGGAGCTACAACTGCCATTACCGCTGCTGACGACGCCTTACGCCCGTTACTGTGTGGTGGTCTTAACAATGGCTTCTCGTTTAACGTGTACCGGGGTTAAAAATGGCGAAGACTAAAACAGAGATGTTTACCCTTATCGGAGCGAACCTTCCCGATAACACCACCGGGCTTATCACACCCGAGAAGTTACGCGAAGTAATGACACAGATGGCGGACTCACCTATTTACGCCACTCCGGGTGTTAAAGAGGTTGAAGTTCTCCGTGCTGCGTCTACCGTAACACAAACGCCTTCCGCAGTAGATACGGCGTTGCAGTTAACTTTCGGCTCCGCGCAGGGTATCGCGTCGGACCCGGTAATGATTAATGCCGCAGGGCTTGTTACGTTCAACACTGCGGGTAACTACGCCGTTCGCATCAAGTTGCAGGCGGGGCGCACGGGCGCTAGCGGGACATCTATCATGTTATCGCGCATTCTTCTGAACGGTTCTCAGTACGGGTCCCCCGCCGCTACAAAACTAGTCAGCGCCGATATAACAATCCCGATTGAATCCCGCGTCGTTATTAACCCTGCAGCAGGCCAGACGTTTGCCGTTCAGATTATGCGGGATAGCGCCGGAAGCAACTACGGCGGCGTATACCCGCAAGCAGCTACCGTAACCGCATGGGGCACAGCACCGTCGGCATTACTGGTTATCTCGAGACTGGAGGCCGCCTGATGAGCACCGCTTTCAGTAAGCGTATGCAAGGCGTTGGAACGCGCCTGCTAACCAAATTCGGCAGCACGTTATCTCTCGTCCGCGTTGGCTCGAAAGTGTGGGATGAAGTTCTCGGTGAGTACGTCTGGTCTGCAGATGAAGTGTTGCCGTTGAAGTCCGTTCCGGTTCCGGTAAACGCGGGACTGGTGAACGGTACGACGATTCAGGCTGGCGACATGATTGTTAAAGCGGATTGCAGCGTCGTTCCGAAGATGGAAGACAAGGTGCAATTCGGCGGCGAGCAATGGTCGGTCGTAGCTATCGAGAAGAAGATGGTTAACGATGATGTCGTGGCCTACTTTATTCAGGTGAGAAAATGAGTTTCGCGCTTGACGTCTCTAAGTTCGTGGAAAAGGCGAAGAAGAACCCTGAGAAGGTGATGCGCCAGGTGTCTATTAAGCTGTTTTCCGCTATCATAAAGGAGAGTCCGGTAGATACTGGTCGCTTTCGTATGAACTGGATGGCGTCTGGCGGTACTCCTGCTTCAGGGGTTGCGGATGCTACAGATAAATCAGGAAACATAGCAATCGGAAACGCTACAAGTTTCGTACTGAAAGCCGCAGACTGGCACGAGTTTACGCTTACTAATAATCTGCCGTATGCCCAACGGCTGGAGTACGGTTGGTCGCAACAGGCGCCACAAGGTATGGTCAGGACTAACGTGTCTCGCTTCCAGCAACTCATTAACGAAGAAGCCAACAAGGTGAAATGATGGGCTACTTTGAGGACTTAACAAAAGCGTTCGATGTTCCGCTGGTAGCCTTCGGAACCGCCAACGGCATCAAGGTCGCGCTTGAAAACATCGACGCGCCGACGTCAACCGATACGCCATATCTGGCAAGTTACATGTTACTGGCGGATACCGAGCAAGCAGATTTGTTCTTCACGGAACAACGCGCTGGTGTTTATCAGGTCGACATTAACTACGCATCGGTGAAAGGTAGCGCGCCAATCAATAAAATGGCAGACTTACTTAACACGGCATTCAAAGCAGGTAAGTCATTTTCTCGTAACGACATCTGCGCCGAGGTTCAATCGGTTAGCCTGGGGCCGCTGATTGTAGAAAACGGATGGGCCAAACGACCATTGTCAATTAACTTTATTGCATTCACCAAGAGGCTGTGAATATGGCTACAACTCCTTTTAAGGGCGCGAATACTGCGCAATTCTATGTGGCAGAAACTACCCCTGGCGTAACACCGACTAACCCGGTCTGGGCGCCATTGCGTAACACAGGTGGCGTTCCTGCCATTACCCGCGACACGCTGACCTCCAACGAACTGGACGGCAGCCGTGAAACTACGTCAATCCGCACCGGTAACAAGCAGGTTAGCGGAGAATACGCTATTGAGCTTAGCTCGAAAAGCCAGGACGACTGGCTGGCGGGTGCTTTAGGCTCTACATGGCAATCCGGTAGTTCTCTGACCGGGCTATCAATTACCGTCGCGCCTGCAGGCAAGACCTTTACCCGTGCCACCGGCAGCTTTATCACTGACGGAGTTGGGGTAGGCGACCTGATTGCGTTTACCGATTTAACAGGCGATAACGCAAAACCATTTATTGTTACTGCAGTAACGGCTACGGTTGTTACTGGTGCGGGCATCCAACACACCCTGACCGCCGAGACAAAAACTAGTAAGGCTAAAACTGGCGACACGCTGGAAACCGGTAATACGTGTAAGACGTTCTCTATCCTTACCTGGTACAAAGGCCAGTGCGGCGGCACTGACGCGTACACGTTAACCAAAGGCGTGGAAGTTTCTGGGTTTACCATCGAACAGGCTGTTAACGCGATGGTAACTGGCAGCTTCCCATTCATCGGTCGCAGTCAGGAGATTCTCACCACGCCGCCGACCGGTTCCAACTTCTCATCTGTTACGTTTGGTGACGAGCCATTCTCCTCGGTTGACGTTTCCGTGTTTGACGGCTCTACGCCGTTGCGTTGCGACAGTTTGACCATTACCAACGATAACAGCGCGTCCGCACAGTTCGAACTCGGCAACACTAACGTTGCGTTTGTGGAGCGTAGCCGCGCGGCTAACACCTTCTCCATCTCTGGCAAGCTGTACGACATGGCGATGATTCAGAAGTTTATCAACGAACAGCAGGTAGAGATTAACTCTATTCTGGCGGGGGTAAACGGGGCTATGTCTTTCAGCCTGAAACGTGCCGAACTTACGGCGGTTACACCAGAGATTGGGGGGCCAGAGTCAATCACTCAGAGCATAGAAGGACAGTCCACAGGCAATCAATATCAATCTTCTATTGTAATACAGCGTATTAGCTACGCATAAAACTAAGGCCCCTTTCGGGGCCTTTTTTTTTCTTACAAACCTAATTTTAAAGCAATGTCTATAACGTTCGATTTAACGTCACCCGGTATGATGTAGGTGTCGTAATCTTTTACACCATCAACGCCATACAGATAACCACGGCTGTCCCCCTCAAACGTATAGCCGTCACGATGAAGGCGAACGATTCGCACGTCATGCCCGACGGCAACGATAGGGGCAACTTCACTGGCGAATCCCCCGTCGGACACTACAAAAACTTCGTTGCCGTCGGGCAATCTTCCGGCAAGATACTTACCGAAATAATCGTCACCGAATACCGGTTTAATGAATTGCTCAGAAATGGCGATCATGAACTGACGCCGAGACAACCCATTAAGGAAACCCTCTGGCTTTTCTTTCCGGGCCCGGTCGTCGTAGCCGTCGAGAAACTCGTGGTAAGCATCCGGACCTAACGCAGCCATAGCAATATTGAACATTGGATTCTTGAAACTGGCGGCGCCCTTTGCAAAGCCCCTTTCTACCAGCGCCATAGCAAGTGTGTCTTTCCCGCAGCCCGCCGGGCCATTAAGAATAATTACCTTAGCCATTATTTATCACTCCCGTGTGATTTTAAGTGTGTAGAGTTCCCGTTACAGTCGTATTCAGTAACCGCGTGCGTGGTTATACCGAGGCCGCGGAAATGCTTTATTACCACGGGCGAGTCGTCGAATGCACACAATATTCTCTCCAGCCCGATAGCACGCAACACCTCTTCTTTAATTACGATGTCTTTTCTGTTGTCGTGTTTGCTGCGCATTATCAGCGTGTCAAACTTAACGTTATTTTCTTGCAACCATTTACGAGTCTCATCCTCAGCATCATCACTGCGCCCAGTAAGGATGATTACGATCATCCCTGTATGCCACAGTGTGTTGCACAAGTGAATGTTGTCATATATCGGCGCATCATCTTTACAGGCCATGTTAAAAGGCTTCCACGCCCAGGTTTCGCCGTAGTTATCTTTCGGCAGCAGATGTAAACGATGAGTACCATCCGCCAGTGTTCCATCTAAATCGAAAATCACAATATCTTTCATCCCAGCATCTCCGGTGAAATAGTTAAACGTGCGACCTCGCCATATTCGGCGCTATAAGTAATTACATTTGCACTGCGGCCCGACATCCACCCACCGCGGGAGGCATATGCATCTTTAGCCGCGAGAGTGCGGTGTTGCTCAACAATCATGTTACGGCTTTCTACAATCTTTTGGTGGTGCAGGTGACCCACGTGGGCGTAGCTATAAACGCTCTCGCCGAACGCTTTGCGGAACTTGGCAATCATAACCGGTTCGATAGCGTCGAAGCGTGCTTTATGCCCGTGGTGAAAGAACAATGTCGTTTTGCCGTGTTGCACCATCTTGTAAACATCTGGAGACGTATCGACGAACACACGCGGCTCATTGTCATATAGCGTGCTGAACATCTCAGCTAACCAAATCATTCCGCTTTCGTCGTGGTTCCCTTGCACGATAAGCAAGCGAACAGTTTTATGCTTAACGAGGGCCATATCGACAACACGACGTACCATACGAATCATGTAGCGTACCAGTTTCTGATAGCGCGTGTCCGCATCAAGAACATGACCACTTGCGGGGGTAACGGCGTCCAGACTATCGAAGTGCGCAAGGTCGCCCAGCAGGTTAATAACTCCTGTTCCGGCGTCAGGCGCTTTCTGAAACGCGGCATCAAACCACCGAGAGAACAGGTCTTCTGCAATCTTCATGACCCAGTCATCTCCGCTCTCGTCGGCCCATGCCAGCATACCGAGATGGAAATCAGACACAGTATAAAGATTGAGTAGTTTATCGTCGCGTTTGGCTCTAGTCGCTTTAACAGGTGCAACTGGTGTAATCTCCGACTTCATGCCTTCAATTACGGCTTTCATCAACTCGACCTGACGTTCGGCGTCAGTGTCGGTCTTAACCCATTGCAACTTAGTGTTGCCGAACTCATCAACCAGCGACGACGTGCCTTTAATCTTGTAGCCGTCCGGTACAAGGTGACTGACGTCACGCCCGTGGCCTACACCTTTCTTAGCCAGCTTCGCTTTACGGATACGAATAACGCGGTCGGAGATGCCGTATTTACGAGCTATATCGATATTCTTCATCCCGGCGTTCAATTCTTCCTGTAACTGCTCGTCGGTTATTTTCTTCTGGGCCATGCTTACTTCCTCGTGTTTAGGATTTGTCCTATTTAACCACAGTGGATTCCTTTAAATAAAGGCAACTATTTACTTTCTGCGCCCATCGCCCACCCTGTCATTACCATTTGCAGACGGGTGGCTGTCAGTAGGCTATAGAAAGCATCTCCGTTTTTCTCTACCGAACGTATCACTGTGTAGGTTACGGCTTGCGGGGGTAGGCCCGATTTACCAACCTCCACGGCGGCCTCACACTCGCGAACTGTAGAGTCCTTGAACGCCTTTACAATAGTAGGGTCGGCTTTCTCAAGCACACCAGAAGTCATAAGAACAGATTCACTAAATACCTGTTCGCACGGGGACCCAAAAGCGGCAAAAGACATAAACCCCAGAGCTAATACTAATTTACGCATAATTGTTTCCTCAGTAGGTTACAGGTGAATAGTACCCTATTATATTGGGGTGCGCAAGTAGTGTGTTAGAATAAGTTTGCGCCTAGTGTCGCACACGAAAAGCGGGTGGTTCCCGTCTGGCGCGTCAACCTTAACCTGTAACCTCTTAACCAAAGGATTAAAGAATGAAACTTTCTGATTTTTATTTTGCTGACCGACACGCTGCGGGCACTAAAATGCCCATCCTTCTTCCAAGTGGCAAAGACTCCGGCGAATGGTTGCAAGTCATCGGCCCAGACTGCGATGCCGGCGTTCGCGCAGGCCGCGCCTACACAACGGCAATTCGACGCCTTACGGAAGAACTTGCGCCATTAGATAAAGAGTGCGAGGCATTGAATAACTGGGCGCGCTATAACGATGAGAAGGGCTGGCGGGTTATGGACCTGAACAAGCAGCTTGCCGTGGAAATTGTCACCGGTTGGTCATTCGACGAACCATTCAGCAAAGAGGCGCTGGCTAACCTGTTTGACCAGTACAGTGGGTTGGCAGAAGCCGTAGTTAAGCACCACACCGATAGCCGGGAGAAACTCTCGGAAAAGTAAAAGCGCTGTATGAGTTTGCGCAATGGTGTTTTGTTGACCGTCACAAGCGTAAGCAATTTGACGACATCGCGGCGGGCCACCAGGCGGCTTTGATTGCAATGGGCGTGATTAAAGAACCGCAGATGAAAGAAGCGACGGGGCCAGAATGCCCCGTTTCTCTTATCGACGTGTTCGAGAAATACCGTGCCATTAAATTCCTACAGCGCGAAACAGATGATACTATCGTTATAATCCCGCGCGATGCGCTCAAATGGCAAGATTTGGTAGCGTTTCGTGATGTCGCCGGTTACGGCATAAGTTTGTTCGAAGCCGAGGTTATCATGGGCTTAGACGGAATATTTGAGGGCAGAGAAGATGGCTGATACGGCTTCCCTAATCGCCAGAGTAAAAACAGAAGGTGCTGACGTAGCTGCCAAACAGCTTGACGCCATGGCGTCGTCGGCCGACCGCGCGGATACCGCGGTAAACAAGCTGACCCCGGATGTTAATAAAGTAAACTCTGCTACGTCTAAAGCGGCCTCCGACGGTTTTGCCAAGTTCCGTAACGCCGCCGGGCAGGTAGGCTTCCAGGTGCAGGACATGGTAGTCCAGTTGCAATCCGGT